GCACTGTGTTTGCCTGTGTCAACGTCATCTCGGATGGTGTCTCTTCGCTACCACTTCACGTTTACCAGCGGGCCACAATTGCTGGCCGGGCGAGCAAGCAGCTTGCTCTTGATAGTCCTCTCTATAAGCTGGTTCACCTTGAGCCCAATCCTGAAATGAGCAGCGCAGTCTACTTCAAGGTTGCGATGGCGCACGCATTGCTCTGGGGGAATACGTACTCTGAGCTGCAGCGTAACAACAGCGGCCAGGTGATTGCTATATGGCCGCGCAATCCTGCTCGCACACGTCCCATTCGATTACTGAAGCCCATCCTCTTCGAAGGCGATATGTTGCCTGCTGGGACGATGATGTACGAAACTTCTGACCAGATGATGGACTCGTCCAGCTTCGTGGTCGATCAGAATCCGGAGATGATGAACGTCGGCTTGAAGCGGCTGGTCCTAATGGATAACATGATTCACGTCCCAGGCCTGTCGCTTGATGGTCGCCTCGGCCAGTCCACAGTGTGGCTTGCTCGTCAGGCGTTTGGCTTGGCGCTGGCGACTGAGAAGTACGGAGCAAAGTTTTTTGGTAACGGCGCACGCCCGGCTGGTATCTTGACGCTGCCGAACGCGATGGAAGATAAAGCCGTCGACACACTTCGCCGGTCGTGGGCTGAGGCGCATGGCGGCGAGAACCAGTTCAAGGTTGCAGTCCTTGAGCAAGGTGTTAAGTACGAGAAGATTGCAGCGACGCCCGAAGAAGGGCAGATGCTGGAGACCAGGAAGTATGAGCGCGAAGAGATATGCGCCATCTTCGGAGTGCCCGCTCACATGGTGTGCGCCCAGGAGAAGGGCGGCAAGTCAAACGTTGAGCAGAGCTCAATCGAGTTTGTACTGTACTGCCTGCATCCATGGTTGAACCGCATAGAGCAGGAGCTGGAACGTAAGCTCTTCTCTGACATGGGCCGGTCGGCGGGTAAGTACTTTGCCAAGTTCGATACTCGCAAGCTGATGTATCCGGACGCGGCGGCCCGCAGCACGTTCTACTCTCAAGGTAAGCAGTGGGGCTTCCTGAATACGAACATGATTCTTGAACTTGAGGACATGAACCCAATCGCCGACACAAAGGTTGGCGAGACGTTCTGGCAGCCCATCAACATGCAGGATGCCGGTGACCCGCAGAAGCTCGGGGCTGCCGATCAGAATGAACTGGATATCCAAAAGGCAACAGCGGTCGCAGAGCATGGGGCGCAGATGGAACAGAACACTGCGAAGGTGACCACGAATCTCCAGATGAAAACTGCACAGCAAGCGCATGAGCACTCGATGGAGGCAATGAAGGAGGGCAACAAGCATACGCAGGTAATGGCCAAGCAAGGTCTTACACCGAGTGGCAACAAGCCCGGTTCTGACAACACGCCGACGCCTCCAGCAGGTGGCGGACAGCCAGCGGCGACTGGCGATAATACTCCTGCAGCGGCTAAGGCAGCCAAGCGGTATTCTAATCCTTCAGAGCTCCGGGCGGGGATGCAGCAAGCGATGGATGATGGCTTTGTATTCGCCACAGCAGTCAAGGACGCAGAGGGCACACTGTATCGCTACCTGAATCCTGACCACCGGGAACTGTACCTTCGCTGGATGCCAATGAATTACAAGCCAGACCAGAAGCCGACTCCGGTGAGCACAAGCACAGCGGATGGTTCGTTGGCGTCAGGGAGCGACCGGGACAACATGATGGATCTGTATGCCGGTGATGTGGGTGCGATGGCATCCAAGGACCCCGGTGCAGAGGTTCGTGGCGGGACTGATTACGTCATGCGTCACGGAGATACAAAGGCAAACGATGAGGATGTATATCGTGGCTGGGGAGAGTATCCTATTGATGCTCAGGGCCAGGCCGACGCGGAGAAGGCTGCTGAGTTTCTGAAGGACAAGGGCGTGAAGAAGATTGTAACCAGCTCCTTGGCTCGACAAAAGCAAACCGCCGATATCGTTTCCAAGGTGCTCAACGTTCCGGTCGAGACCGATGAGGGCTTCCGTACACTGAACGTAGGGGACTTCACCGGCAAGAGGAGATCAGAGCATGCGGACCGGCTCCAGAAGTATCTGGATGCACCTACTGTTCAGATACCGGGAGGCGAGACTGTCCATGGCTTCGAGGACCGCAGCAACGCGGCCTTCGCAAGAGCGCGGGCGGAGGGTGGCGGGACCTTGATTGTCACCAGCCGC